AGCCTCGCTGTATTTTTGTTGGAAGATCACGCGCTGATCATTTTTGAGAAAAGGCATTGCCTGCAACAAAGTGCCGTACAACATTGCTGTTGGGGCATTCTGGGTCAGCCAATTGGTTTGATTTGTTGAGCTCAATGGGGCAATCCGCTCGTAGTACAGCACTTCAAAGTTGTAAGCCGCATCCGGTGTGGGTGCAACATACCAATGATCCCAGTCTGTATCAGCGTAGTACAAAGGTTTTGATGTATTGGCATTGTCAGGCCAGTAATTAGTCAAATATTCGTACTTGCGAAGCAAAATAGGAGTACGATTACCAGATGCATCCGTGATATTCATGGAGACGGTTTTGCGCCACCGCGCAGGCTTGGCAATCGTTGGCTGACCAATGTTCATCATTGATTCAGCAACTTGAAGTTGGCCTAAGGTTTTAATCTCTTGAGCAATTTCAAACTCAGCCAAAGTAATAAAAGTGGGGATGGCGTTAATAGTAGCCGTGTCTGAGCGTTCTAGGTACTGAAGTACATAGTAGGTCAGACTGTCATAAGTCATTACCCATGATGGTGTATTGGTGCTCATATTTTCCCCATTGTTTTGTCTATTTTCCCATCAGGTTAGTTTTCCTACAAGGTCGCTTTAAGCAATCATGTTTAAAGCATCGTTTTCTACCTTTGCCACTCGGTTAAGCCAACCTTTTTCGTAAGTGGGATTGTTTAAACTCTTGTAATACGCTTCTTTTGCATTTGAAAATTTCTGAATCAACTGCTGAACAGGAATTGCTTTTATAGCGTTTAAAGTCTGTGGGCCCATGCCACCATCCATCGGAACGCCAACAACGCCTTGCATGACCTTTACACAGCCTCCTACGCCATGGTTGATGGCGAAGTCAAACATCATGAAATCGACCGGAGTAGGAAGCTCGTCGCCCATGACTTTGTCCCAATATTTCTTTTTGTAGAAAGGACTGACCGTCTGAGAAGTTAAAGCTTTCATGTCATTCCAAGTAACAGGGTGTCCAAGAAAAGCCTCCCAATTGGCTTGTGTAACGCCCAAATTAGTAGAACCTGCACGACCGTCAGGCAATTTATTGCCACTATCAGCGGATTCCGTTTGAAAACCGCCTTCACTAGCAAGAATTAATTCTAAAGATTTTTCAAAATTTTCTATCATGGTACAGGAGTAGATTGATGTAAAAGTTCGTCCTTACGCTGAGAACCTGCGGATGAACCAAAATAAAAAGCTACCACTTGTTCAGCTTTAGCTGAAAGGTAACCCACTAAAGTGCCCGCCATTGCAGACTCAATATGGGATAACCCCATCATCGTACCTACAACAACTCCAATAAACGACACAACAATAATGATTGCTAAGGTAGGTACAAGAAATGACTTAGTCGCAATTTGCATGTCTCGTGCAGAACTACGATCTTGAACTGCTAATTGCTCAAAATTCAAACCCAAAGCTTGAGCTTGTTTTTGCAATTCAAGTTCTGCAACCTTAACTTGTGCGATTTGGTCAGCAGACATCTTGCCTTCGTCTAGGATGTTTTTGGCCTCATCACCACTAACGCCAAGAGCTTTGGAGACAGCCTCGACCGCAAGACCTGCTAAAGGCCCTCCTAGTGCTGTAGCAATTGTTGGTGCAACCTGTTCTAACCAATTCATTGTTTTCTCCTAATTACAATCACTCAATACATAACCTGTGTCTCTGAATGTTTTATAGCATTCCCACTCTTTTGTGTCTTGATTATGTCTTTCTTTATATTGCTTGTACCACGCTTGTCCTTCTCTTCTTCTTAAATAATCTTGATGAATCATGTACATCAATCCTGCAAAAGTTACAAAAAAAACAAGAATTCCTATGCAAACTGCAATTCGAAATTGCCACTTCTGAACATACTTCTCATGTTCACGCCTTTCTCGTTCATCCTTTTTTTTTGAGCGGCGTCGTACTTAGCTTTATCTTTTAAAAGTTTTCTTCGTTCTTCGTCAAACTCTGTCCACAAAGCTCCAAGTTCAGGAGGAGCTTCATATATCAACATTTGTCGCAAATCGTATTCAGCTTGTTGCAAACGCTTTTTCATCAAAACATTTTCCAACGCTTGAGCTTGAATAGATTTACCTTTGGGTGGGTTTTTCTGCTTTTCTTCAGCAACCTGAATAGCTTTATCTTGATGCTCAAAAAAAGAAGAAAGACCTCCTGCTATCTCGTGAATAACTTCGGAGGCTTCTTTTCCAACGGACTTTGCTTCTTTGTAAAAAGCTACTCCTGACTTGACTGCCCCAAGAGCCATCATCGCAAGAGTAAACGGATCCATTTAAATTCCTATTAGTTTTTTGACAAATTCAGCGGCAACACCGGGCCCAAACAAGACAAGAATAATAACAACATAGAGCATGTACTCTATCTTGTTCATACGCTTGTCGCCCTCTTTAAGTTGGCGTGATATGTCTGCATACCTCTCGGCACATACAGCCTCGTGAACATTTAGCTGTTTGTCCGTTTTAGTCGCTAACTCATGAGTTTCCATAAACCAAGACCAATACTAATTTAATTAGTAGTTGGTGCGTCAGTTGCAGGAACTTCAACAGGGGCCTCTGCGGCCTCCACAGGAGTTTCTTTAGCCACTGATGCCTCTTCCACTGGTGCTTCAACAGCAGGCTCCTCTACGGGCGCTTGCACTGGTTCGGCAATAAGTTGAGAAGGAGGAGCCACCACTGCTTCTTTAGGTTGCATTGCCTCATATTTGTCTTTTAAGAAATCAATGAAGCGGTGAATTTCATCATTTGCTTCACTACTGAATTCTTCAACATAAGTACGAATGTCGTTCAAAAATTGCATGATGGCTCCTGTGGTTTAGGCGGTTGGTGTAGCCTCTGCAGGTGCAGGGGCGACTTCGGCGGCAGGCTGTGCGCCTTGTGCGCTTGCTTGTTTTTGGATTTCTTGGATCAAGCCTGCAACCTCAACAAATTTCTGGTTGTACAAATATTGCATGATTGCGTTGACCAAGTCTGTTGTTAGAGTAATTGAATTCATCTCACATCTCCGTGAAAATGCCACCAAAATGGGGTGGTGGCTTCCCCTTCATCATTATGCCGCAGGAGTGTTCCAAGGCAATGGATTTTGTACTTGTGTAGGATTCAATTGAGCCGCTAAATTAGTATTGATAGCCGCTTCTGTAGCCGTCTGATCGACCCCATTTGCCCAACACCAACCAACTACTTGAGACTGCGTCAATTGGTTGTATGGGGTGAAAGAACCACCGGCTTGAGGCTCAGGGAATGTACATGTTCCATAACTGGTTGCCGTAAAAGTCACTGGTGGTGTAGCTGTGTTTGCCTCAGTTCCAGTGCAACGCCATCCTGCGGTCAATACAACCTCAGTAAAACCATTGATAGTTTGTGTTGAAGAATCCATCCAATCAATTGTCCATGCAATAGTAGTCATGATTTTTCCTTTAAAAAATTAAACACTGTAAGAAACAGAACCGCTCAGCGTAAAGCTCGCCGTGGTATTCGCACTGCCTGTTTGTAGAACTCTATCTGCTATTGTTAAGGCCATTTGTTATTATCCTACCTTTGCTTCTAGAGCTGTTACTTGGTTCATGTTACTGCCCAAGGTAATGGTGGGGTAACTATTGGTGCAGGTGGGGTTATCTTATCTTCAATGGATTTATCTAATTTTGATTCAATTTCAGATTGAACCACCCCATTTGTCCAAAGCCAACTTTTAACCTGTTCTTGCGTTAAAGACTCAAATGGCGTATAAGATACACCCTCAACACAATTGATATTGGTAAAATTGCTGATGCTAACCGTATTAGCAGGAGTTGAATTATCTGTAGCGGTTGCCGTCCAATGAACAGCTATAACTACATGAGTTTGCAATTGAGTAGACAGATAAGAATCCATTTTGTCAATTGTCCAAGTGTATGTATTTGCCATATATTTCCTTAAATTATTTATTCTAAAATACCAGTTACACCAACAAATGAAATCACAACAAAGCAATAACTAAATCCAGAATATGTATTTGTAAGCACAATTTGACCACTACTGTTCCAAGCCAAAGAATAAGAAGCTCCACTGCTACTGCCAGATGTACTTTGAATTTTTGTAAATGTTGAAGCAATAGTATTGGCTCTTGCAGTAACAGCCCAAACATCCATATAACCAGTATTGTAAGATGCCGCACTAACATGGTTTACATACAAATGACCAGCAACTGCGCCTTGGTTACTTGACCCATTAAAATACCAAAGATTTAATGATAAAGTAGCATTGTAATTTACAACACCCGATGTTGAGGTTGTTATGCCAAAGGGACCAGAAGCACTAAATTGTGAACCAGTAAGTATTGTGTTATTAACAAGCAATGTTTTAGTTGTAGTACTTCCATTGGCTATTGGGGAAGTAGTAGTACCAACCAACAAATTACCACTAGAGTCTATACGCATCCGTTCTGTGGAATTGGTTGCAAATGTAAATGGAATGGTTCCGTAAGACTGAAGTTGAACAATACCAGCATCGGCATAAGCACCAAATGTTGCCGAACCGCTTGTTCTAAATTGCAGTAAAGATGCACCACTTGAATCAGTAGCAATGGTTTTGTAATTTGATACTGCTGGACTTGTAGTACCAATACCTAAGTTACCAGAGGTGTCAAGGCGCATATATTCCGTACTATTTGTGCGAAATACTAATGGGTTATTTGTTTGCGCTGAAATATAACAAGCGGAACTATCATTGCCTAAAAATAATGTAGTACCTGCTGATGATTCGTAAACTTGGTAGCCAGGGCTTGAATTACCATAAACTCTTACACCTAAAGTAGATGACGAACCTTGATTTACAGTTAATAAATTGGTAGGACTACTTGTACCTATACCTAGATTGCCTACGCTTGTGAGGCGCATCTTTTCTGTATTATTTGTACCAAATGCCAAATAACCATTTTGTGAATTCCACAAATTTAAGTTAGTAGCATCTGAATATAAATATCCCCAAGTTGTAGTTCCTGCGCCATTTCTTAAATAATAAGCACTACCTGCATTGTTATTAAGGCTTATAGCACCAGTAGTTGCAAAGTTTGTACCATCAAAAGTCAACGCAGAACCAGTAGCCAACGCACTTGTACTAGACGCATACACCACACCATTTGCTGTGAATGATGTTAATCCTGTGCCGCCATTTGTGGTTGCCAAAGTTCCTGCAAGAGTAACCGCTCCGCTTGTTGCCGATGAAGGCGTAAACCCAGTTGTTCCTGCACTAAATGTGGTTACTCCAATTGTTGATAATTGAGTCCATTGCGGTGCTGTTCCGCTTGAAGTCAAAACATAACCAGAGGTTCCAATCGCCAGTTTAGACAATGCT